TTAAATGATATGGATGAAATCATGCCATATAAAGAGGGTTCCACTCAATATGTCTCAGAAAATCTAAAAAGAGCGGAAAATATTAGACTTTATTCTTAGACTTTAAAGTCTTTGATATCTTTTGTTTAGTTTCTTTTTTATGCGGAACTCCTTTATTCCAAGAAGATTGTCCTTTCCTACCTCTTTTTATTTTTTCTATCCATTCCTCTTTATTTTTATAAATTCTTTTTTTAGCAGAATCACTCATTTTTTTTCTAGTCTCTTCACTAACTTTTTTATTTCTGTTAGATTCAGATATTTTTTGTTTTTGCTCTTCACTCATTTTTCTACCTTTAGCAATATCACTCAGTTTATTTTTTTGTTCTTGCGACATTGATTTTCTTTTTTTAGAAGAATTTTTAGTAGGAATATAGAAAAATTTACTTGTAGTTTGATATGCTTTATTTGCAAAATGAGTATTCTCTACTACTTTATAATATTGTTGTAAAATAATCTCATCATCATATGCCTCTTCTCTTGTAAAATAATCACTCTTCAATATTATTTTTTGAGTTGGATTGAATGTATTATCACTATAAGAACCAAAATATTTTACATCTTCTTCTGGAAGACATTTACAAGTTCTACTACCAAAATATCCTCTACCATATTCCTCATAGGAATAATAGACATAGTGATACTCTTTGAGTTCCATAGTTCTACTCTGTAAGTCGCAGTAGTATTTATACAAGAAAAGGTGCCCGAAAGCACCCTTTCCACCTATAATGCGACTTACAGGTTTATCTATTTAGTCGTTGGCTAAACGAGAAAAATATGCTAGAGCATCATCCTCATCCTCATCAGTTTCCTGAGTCACTTTAGGAAGCACAGGAGATTTGGAACGAGCATAAGACTCTTCTAGTTCCTTTACAACAGCACTTTCTTTGCTTTCAGTGTAGTTGTCGTATTCGGTTTCTTCTTCAACAGAAGACATGCGAGGAGTGCCTTTCTGTCCAAGAACATACTGCAGACGCTTCTCAAGTTCTTCATAGGATTTGAACTGATCGGGAGCAGTTACTGCTGAAAGAGAATACTCTTTCTTCCAGATTGCTTCCAGAGCATCATCATCATCCAGAAGAGGTTCAACGGAACCAAACTCAGACTTATCATAGTTCCAATAACCATCCTTCTTCACAATCTTCAGTTTGAAGTTAGCACCTGCCCAGAAGTCAAAAGGATTGATAGGGGTTTCATCCTCAAACTCAGGTTGCATTGCTTCCATAACCTTATCAAAAATCTTCTTGCCGTACTTGAACAGGAAGACTTTACCTTCGTTGGCAGGATTTGCGGGATCTTTTACAACGTAGATATTGCTATAGTAAGACAGTTTACGCTTTTGCTTACGCACAGTTTCTTTGTTTGATTCTGTGCCCGTGTTCCACAGTTCACGGTTATATTCACCCAGCGGATCTTTCTGTCCAATAGTAGTCAGAGAGTTCTCGATGTACCAACCACCAGGACCTTGGAAGGCATGGGAATACATTTTTGCCCAGGGAAGTTCTTCGCCTTCGGGGGCAGGGAGGAAACGGATAACTGCGAAACCATTGCCAGTTTTATCCATTTCGGGTTTCCAGAGACGCTCATCTGCGCCACTAGAAGTTGTACTCATCTTCTCTACTTCTTTTACCAGTTTCGCAGTGAGCGAACCAAGAGAAGATTGCTTTTTGAGATCGTTAAAAGACATTAGATTACCTCGGATTGTGTACGGATTTGGCTTTTGTGTACTTCGTTATTCTACAGGTCGGAACCTGTCTTGTCAATCTGTTGCTTCATCACTTCCAGCATTTTAGTCATGTTAGAAAAAATAACATTCATGTCAACACCAGGAGGAAGTCCCATCATTCTAGCGGAATCTGAAATACGTTCTTTCATTTCCTGCGCTTCAGGATCATCAGACAGACTCATGCGAGTATACAAAACCTGTTGCTTGCTCAATAGTTTTTCAAGAAGGTCTACATGGCGAATCTTATCCTCCTTCGTCATTGAAGGAAACTTAAAAACACTTCCATAAATTTCTTCTTGTAGTTCAGAGATTTCAGTCATCTCTGCACGAACAAATTCGGAATCAAAAAAACTCATGCGTCCCCTAAAATAACTTCCTTCAAAATTTTACGATAACGGAATACATCAATATTTAGAAACGGGTTATACTTTTTAATTTTGCGACTTACGGTTTCCCACACTGGGTCCTTGAGTTTCTTATCAAACGTATTCCCGTACAGGAATATTCTATCGTAAATCACCATAGTTTCTAGGCTAATTTTCCCGCTCAGGAACTTTTTAAGAATGGGCGGATGTCCTTTGGAACAGTTGAATACATCTTCAAACTTATGTTCTTCAAAGAGTTGTTGCGTTTCTTCTTTGAAGACATAGGAAAGTGATTGAATTTTCTTTTGCCACTGTTGATATCTTCCTTCACCTTCCTTTATCATCTCACCAATCCAGAGTGTTTCTGGATCAGGACAAGAGACAAAGTTAGCAACAAAAAATTCTACAACTTCTTGATCTGACTTCTGCCGTGCAACTTTCTCAAACCACATTCTATCTTTACGTTTATAGAATGATTGAACTGTCGCACGACTTTTACCACAGTATTTGTGATAGTCATAGGAATCTTTTGTGAAGTGATTCTTCAGCGCAAGATATTGTTTATATGCATCAAAAGGCATCATTCAAAAAAGTAATATAAGGAATTTTTGCCGGGAAATTTTTTCCATCAAAAATGGATTAAAAAATTAATTTAGCACGGGAAGTCTTCTTCAGAAAATTAAGTTCCATTGCTTCGTACTTAATCTTCTCTTTCAGTGGTTTTGAAATCAGTTTGGGAACAGATTCCACATCAATATTATTCTGCTCACAGAAATGGATGATTGCATCAATGTAGTTCATATCAGGATTTGTCTGAACTAACTTTTCAATTTCCTGTGCGAATCTTGATGGGCAAAAGAATTTGCTCTCTAGAACCTTCTCTAATTCATTCTCCATCTTGCCTAGTATTGTGACGTACAAATTCTTTAATATACCGAACTAATAACTTAATATAATCCCCTTTATTTCTTTTGTCAAATATTTTTACTTCACCACCAGGGGTTACCATAATGGTGATGAGTTTTACGGGAACAATATCAGTGAGTTCGTAGTATGCAGCAGCATAGAATGTTTCTTGAACGAAATAGTTTTCAATCCATTCTTCTGGTTTAATTTTTTCTGAAGTCTTGAAGTCAATCACTGCAAGTTCGCCGTCATATTCAGCGATACAATCTACTCTACCTGCCAGTCCAAGGTACTCTGAGTAGAGTGTGCGTTCAATTGCGTGTATGTTATTTATCTTATCAAGATAAGGTTTTGCATGAAAAAACATGAACTTTGTCAGGGGTTGATAATCATCCCAGTTAAGTTCTTTGTTCTCAAGATAGTCCTGACATACTTGGTGAAAATCTGTGCCTCTTGCTGTCGCTTTCTTTGTGATACGGTTTGCTTCTTCAAGTCCAACACGTTCACGCCACTTCGCAAAGATCTGGCGATTATAGAATGAGGTAACTGAAGTAATTGAAGGAACCCAGTTACCATTAGGAAGATTATAGAGACGAATGCTTTCTGTTGTTTTGCATTCTAATTCAATATCACCTAAAAAATTATGATGAATAAAACTCATACACCAACTTCCATCTTCGCTAAAATATATTCTTTGACAAATCCAGAGCGAACAATATCTTCAACTCCAAATTCAATAATATCAATTGAAGGCATGATACGAAGAATTTTCATAAAATCTACAATACCATTCTTCTCATTTGATTTTTGAAGATCAGATTGAGTAGCATCACCACAAAACATAATTTTAGAATCTTCACCAACACGAGTAATAATCGAATCTAGTTCATGAAAGTTAAGATTCTGGAATTCATCTACAATAATAATACTTTTATCCAAAGTAGTTCCACGAATAAAAGAAGTGCTCCAAAAACTAATCGTACCTTGAGTTTTTAGATTTGCATAAAGCATTTCAAAAGATGGATCATCTGGCATATTAAACATATACTTTACCATATTCTTATAAGGAATCTGATAAAGTGAGGATTTATCTTCATGATCGCCAGGAAGAAAACCAATCTCTCTTGTTGCTACTAAAGATCTAACAATATAGATTTTTTCGTAAGGAGATCTCTCATCTAACACATCGCAAAGTGCATTATAAAGTGTGATGAAAGTTTTACCTGTTCCAGCACATCCATAAGCAACGATATTTTGATCTTTATCATATGCTTCAAATAAAGCCTTTTGATTATCTGTGAGAGGTTCAATCTCTCGCATCAGTTCAGAACCAATTGGTTTTTTTCTTTTCATTTGTTTAGCAGTCATGCCAACGCCAATTGGTTGATCGGTTGTTCTTCTTTTTCTTGTCATATGTTCAGACGGGTTTTACTCTTGATCCTGGTACTTTTGAAGCTTTGTGCAAAACATCATTCCATCCTGGATGGGACTTTTTCAGTCTGTCATAGACTTCTCCAACATCTCCCGATGAAGGACAGGTAGATGGATCACTCCAATCTCTATCCCACTCAGGATTATCTTTTTTCCACTGATCCCAATCATGAACACTGAGAACAACTTCTTTTTGTTCTCCAGTTGATTTATTAATAACAGGATATGTTGCCAATCTTAGTCCTCCATTGTATGTAAGGATATTTATTCAATAGTGATAGAAGGTGCATCATTACACTCAGAGCACCCTTCACGAGTCCAACCAAGTGCTTCAGATACTGCAGGGAACTGACAAGTAAAGATACAACGTACTAGTTCTGCAATCTCCATGTGTTCCTTTTGTGTTCCGTGTGCAGAACGCAAATCAATGTAGTGAATCCATGATCTTACAGAGCCCGTCATATAGAGGCGTGTAGGCGTCGCTAGGGGCAGTACAAACCTTGCACACTCCTTTGCTACTCCTTTGTCCAGAAGACGGTTGTAGAGTCGCAGAGCACTCTCAAAATGAACACGGATATCTTCTGTCAAAGTCAGTTTCAGATAATCAGGAATATCATCAATACTATTCTGACGATTCTTATCATCCTGACGACGCAGTTCAGGAAGAGGAATAGTTTTGTTCAGAAGATTGGTATCAGCATAACGTTGCGAAAATTCTTGATATGTGAACGAACGATGCCGGAGAATTTGAGCTGCGATACCACGAGTCGTATTGATCTCTACAGTCATCGAAGCTTGTTCGAAGATACTCCAGTGTTGATGCTGAATACAATACTTGAGCAGTCCAGAGAACTTTTCATTCTCTTGGTTAGCAGGATTACTCACCCTTGCACAGTAAGCCATATGCTTCTCTGCATCTGGAGTAACACTAATGAGTTTTACTTCTGGTTTCATAAACTCAAAATCAGTCGGGATATCCATCATCGTCTCCATCATAAAATACTTCGTCGTAATCAGTAATGTAAGGTGCTACTTCTTCGTAGTTCATCTTATATGAATCTACATCAGAATATACCTCTGACTTTAAACATTCTACCAGAGATTCAAGGTTTCTGACAATTAACTTAAGTTTCTCTTTATCCATTCATATGAACGCTGACAAAGCTATTATACACAAAAAAAGAGGGTTCGTCAAGAACCCTCTGCCTTAAACATTTTTTCAAACCATTCATCTAGATGAATGGTATAACAAGACCAATAATTGCAACCTCTGTATGTTAATTGATAACAAGCAGGAGGTCTGTTGTCCTTGTCCATATCATCATAATGATATGTGTAGTTTTCCATTACTTATTCAGCAATAGAACTTCTGCATAAATTAAAAAAATGAATGCTGTTGATGCTCCAGTAATTGCAGCAATTGTAGCAATCATTTTCCTGCACCCACATTTGCAAGATGTGCTTGGTGACGACGCTCTTCTTTTTGTTTTTGTTCTTTAATAAGTTGAAGGAAGTTAAGTTTCTTCATTTTACCCTCTCCATGGAAGACTTGTTTCCATTTTCATCAACATAGAACATGGTTCCACGGTAGATTTCTACATGTGGTTCACGCTTAAATGTTTGATTTGGGCGGTTTGTGGTGTTATATTCAACACCGCGATATACGACTTTAGACATTAGGGTTCTCCTTAGTTTTTTAGGTTAAAGAGCGTTCCTTCAGTCGGCGTTTGCGTCGGTTACCCGATGAACGTTCCGTTCCGCGTCGGCTTACTTCCGTCCTATTCAGTTTTAGCACCTTCGAATCACATCCTTTCGGAGTTCTAAAAGCAATCGGTCTTCTACTCTTTGGTGGACTACATCGTCGTTTTTAACGATGTCCATTAGTTCCCACGCTGCGTCACAACTTATAGTCACAGGATATGAATTCTGTGTAAGTCGTGGCGTTGAAACAGAAAGAAGTGGAACCCATGCTAAAAGCAAAAGTGCTTTAGTCATAGGATGAACGTTAGGAGGTTATTATACTCCTATTCATACTATATAGTCAAATATGTGTGTATTTCCTGATACAATTTTGCTATCTCTCAATATAACTTAGAGTATGATTTGTAGCGTAGAGTTGTTGAATAATAATGTCACATCCGATTTTGGGATTGCAATCTCCACAGGTATAAACGTCTACCGCTGCTTTACCTTCCTCAGGCCATGTATGAATACTAATATGACTTTCTGACAACAAACAAATTACAGTAACTCCTTGTGGTTCAAACTTTTTTGAAATGGTTTGAACTACAGTTGCACCACTTGCTGCTGCTGCATTTTCTAATAGATCTATAAGACAACGCTCATCGTCTAAAAGGACAAACGAACACCCATATAGGTTAAGTAGATAATGTTTCCCCATTCTCTTTTGCTTCTTCCAACAATGAACTTATAATTTCTTCTGTGCCGTCCATTGTTTTGATGGCAAACAGAGGTGATTTTTGATATTTTTTAATTTTTTTATATTTTTTAAGAAGTTTTTGAATTTCTTTTTTATTAATTGCAACTTCTATATTTTCTTCACTAAAACCTTCACTCATCGTCTTTTCTTTTTTTCCGGTTGTTGATATCCCCAAAGTTTGGGATTAGTCCTTCCATATCCAAAATCAATTTTTTTTACAGAACCTGGACCGTACTTATCATAATACATATCAAAAATACGAACTCTTGTTCCTCTTACTAAGTCAATATATTCTTTATCTTCTACAACATACCAAATCAAATAAGCATCATTTGGAAAAGAAGAATCATTTGCTTGTTGGATTGTTGTATCTTGTAAAAGGATGTCACATCCATAAGAAGCAGGACTATTTGTACTTTGTTCTGTTTTCTTTTTTGTCATTACACTTTCCTGCTTCTCCTTTAAAACATCACGAGTACTACTCATGAACGTCCTCCCCAACGAATATCTGGATACGCTTCCTTCACATTTTCAAAACTAATTTTATATTTATCAGTAAGTTTTTTATCCTTCGTAAGGACAACTACTTCAGCTTCTTTGGGATGAAGTCCTTGCAATAAATTAATAAACATCATCTCTCTGCGAATTGTAGTAAGAGAATCGTTACCACCCCGAACATAATGATATAGATTATGAAACTCTCTACGAAGAGAGGTACGTCCTCTACCATCCAAGTCTTGTCCTGTCGCAGACTCTCCTCCGCCAGCTTCTCTGGAAAGATTATCTGATAGATTTCCAGAATAAACATTCTGATCTTTTAAATCACCATAAGGAACTTCGCCTGGAGGAAGCAAAGAGATAACACTCTCATCATAATTCCAAATAAAAATTGTTTTAAGAGAATCATGTTCATATGTTTTAAGAACTTCTACTTTCTTTGCATTACTTCTTTGTTTTGATGCAAGTTCTAGAATTTCAAAAACAAATGGATTTGTGGGAAGGGATGGAATTTGTTCCTCAGTCTTCTTCCTCGTCTTCGTAGTCGTCATAATCGTAATCGCTATTTTCAAATCGTACAGATACTATTTCGTCAGGTATCACCTGTCCATTTTCGTCAAAGAACTCTGGATGTAAATAGGGAGGTTTTGATTCTAACAGATGTCTGTAAGTTAACCAACCAATTATACTACCAACCATAAAAAAGAGCAACGTGAACATTACTGAGAATGTTATTACATATGCTGGTTCCATTTTTTTCTCCAGAGAGTTTATTTTTTTCTAATATCAAAATGAAATTCTATAAAGAAATGAAACTCTCTGCGGAAGAGAGAAATCATTTTACCAAACTTCACTTGAAAAGTTTTAGGTTCTGGTGATTTCTTCCTCCTATTCCTAAGTAATAACTCAACACCTCGATTAATCTGAGGTTCTGATTTATTTAGTTTGCTTTTTCCTTCTTCCTGGTCGTCTATCATGACTATACTTCCAGGCATCCTCTAAGATGCTATACAGATAATTTCTAATTTTTCTTGCTTCAGGTTTTGGTAGATAACCATATCCCTCACGAAGTTGTTTATGAATTTCATCAGCACCACCTTCAAGATAGTCATCCAAATCCATTACAAGATTATTAATTTCGTTAGCTGTGGCACTTTCAATAAACTCTTCAACTTCATATCTCCTCGTTCCACGAATTTTTAAATAATCATAAAACTTCAAAACAAACTGTCCCTTGAAGGCATAATCAATTGCCTTCTCTACATCACCATAGACTTCGTGAAAATTGCTATCCATTACACTAAATTTTGCTCCTTCAGATATTGAACAGTATCGGTGCATCCGCCAATGTGTTTATCATCAACAATTACTTGGGGAAAAGTAGAACCTTGTCCAAATTCTGAATAGAATTCTTCGCGGGTAAAATCAACTCCAAGTTTATAAACTACATGCTGCAACTCCGCCAACTGTAGCACCTGTTGAACTTTTGTGCAATATGGGCAACCGTCTTTTGAATAAACTGTAAACTTCATAATTTTTATAAAACTGAAAGTTATTTAGCGTTAACTGGAATTCCTTGTCCTTCAGGTAACCACACTTGCTGCTGAAGTTCAATTGGAGGTAGTTCTTCTTTTGCAGCAGGTAAACCTTGTTGTCCAGGAAGTTGTTTATCTGTTGTTGATGTTATTGTAATCACTTGATCTAGGATAAACTTTTGCTTGCGATAAGTTCTTTTGTCTTTATCAAACCCAACTAACATCAATGCATCGGATTCTTCGCCACAATGAGCAATTACTTTACCTGTGGTTTTGTTTGTAACCACCCAATAATCAAACATTTTTTTCTACCTTTCTTGTTTGATTATAAGTCTTTGTTGGCGGTCTGTAAAGGTTTGGCCAAGTATCCCTAATAATTTCTGCTAATTTATATGGAGTTGTTGATGTTATCATAAGTCCTGGATAATTGACATTATAAAAATAAAAAACCCAAATGCAATGAAAGAAAATAAAATTAGAAACATAAAAAAAGGAGTTCAGAGAACTCCTCTTATTTATTTTTTAGAGAGCATTACCTCTTGGCAAGACCTCTTCAGGGAACACAAAGTTCTCATGAGGTTGATCTACTGGTGCCATCCAGGCACGGAGACCTTCATTTAGAAGAATGTTCTTCGTGTAGAAAGTTTCAAACTCAGGATCTTCTGCTGCTCTAACTTCCTGACTTACAAAATCATAAGCACGAAGATTAAGGGCAAGACCAATAATACCAATGGAAGAAGTCCAAAGACCCATAACAGGCACAAAGAGCATAAAGAAATGAAGCCACCTCTTGTTGCTAAAAGCGATACCAAAGATTTGAGACCAGAAACGGTTAGCCGTAACCATTGAGTAAGTCTCCTCCTCTTGCGTAGGTTCAAATGCTTTGAAAGTATTCGATTGATCACTGTCTTCATAAAGAGTATTCTCAACGGTTGCTCCATGAATTGCACAAAGCAGTGCTCCTCCCAGTATACCAGCAACTCCCATCATATGAAAGGGGTTGAGTGTCCAGTTGTGGAAACCTTGTAGGAATAGGAGGAAGCGGAAAATCGCTGCAACGCCAAACGACGGCGCAAAGAACCAACTGGATTGTCCGAGTGGATACATGAGAAACACACTGACAAAAACAGCGATAGGCCCAGAAAACGCGATAGCATTGTACGGTCTAATCCCTACTAATCTGGCAATCTCAAATTGCCTGAGCATAAATCCGATTAAGCTGAAAGCCCCGTGGAGCGCCACAAAAGTCCAGAGTCCCCCAAGTTGGCACCACCTGATGAAATCCCCTTGAGACTCAGGACCCCAAAGTAGAAGAAGAGAATGACCCATAGAATCTGCAGGCGTCGAAACAGCTGCTGTAAGGAAATTAGCACCTTCAAGATAACTAGACGCCAACCCGTGGGTGTACCAGCTTGTAACAAACGTCGTGCCAGTAAGCCAGCCACCAAGGGCAAGATAAGCAGTGGGAAAAAGTAGTAGTCCAGACCAACCCACAAATACAAAGCGATCTCGTTTAAGCCAGTCATCAAGGACATCGAACCACCCTCTTTGTTGAATTGGTTTTGTAAGTGTAGATGAAACCATTTATCCTCCTAAATAAGTATGGAAAATACGCATTACAATAATGAAAATTTGCACTTCTTGTAAGAAGAACTTAACAGAAGATTGTTTTCATAAAAGAACTTACTCTTCTGGAAATGTTGGTCTTCAACCAAAATGTAAGGAATGCTCATCAAAGAAAAGAGCAACTTATTACAGACCTCACGATTATATGAGAAGAAAGTTCAATCTTTCTGAATCAGAATATGAAGAACTAATGAAACATAATAATTGTCAGGTATGTGGTAGAGACATTTCTAACAAAAAGTGCATTGATCATTGTCATAATAAAGAAAAAATCCGAGGAGTGTTGTGCAATAACTGCAACACTGCTCTCGGATTAGTCAATGATGATGTTCAGATTTTATCTAAACTCATCCAATACTTGGAGCAGTAAGAGCCACAGGAGTTGCTTCGGCAGCAGCCAAGTCCAGAGGGAAGTTGTGTGCGTTCCTTTCGTGCATTACCTCCATCCCGAGTCCAGCACGGTTAAGAACATCAGCCCAGGTGTTGATAACACGTCCCTGTGAATCAATCACAGACTGGTTGAAGTTGAAACCGTTCAGGTTGAATGCCATCGTGGAAACACCAAGAGCGGTGAACCAGATACCGACAACAGGCCATGCTGCGAGGAAGAAGTGCAGCGAACGGGAGTTGTTGAAGGAAGCATATTGGAAGATCAGTCGTCCGAAGTATCCGTGTGCAGCAACGATGTTGTAGGTCTCTTCTTCTTGTCCGAACTTGTATCCGTAGTTCTGTGACTCATTCTCTGTCGTCTCACGGACAAGAGAAGAGGTGACAAGAGATCCATGCATAGCAGAGAAAAGAGAACCACCGAAGACCCCAGCAACTCCCAGCATGTGGAAAGGATGCATAAGAATGTTGTGTTCTGCCTGGAAAACAAGCATGTAGTTGAAAGTGCCTGAAATCCCCAGAGGCATCGCATCAGAGAAGGATCCTTGACCGAAGGGATAGACCAGGAACACTGCGCTAGCAGCAGCAACGGGTGCGCTGTAAGCAACACAAATCCAAGGACGCATACCGAGTCGGTAAGAAAGTTCCCATTCACGGCCCATATAAGCGTAGATACCGATAAGGAAGTGGAAGACAACCAGTTGGAAAGGACCACCGTTGTAGAGCCACTCATCTAGGGAAGCAGCTTCCCAGATAGGATAGAAGTGCAGTCCAATCGCGTTGGACGAAGGAATAACAGCACCAGAGATGATGTTGTTTCCGTACATGAGTGAACCAGCAACGGGTTCACGGATTCCATCAATGTCCACAGGGGGAGCACCGATGAAAGCGATGATGAAACAAGTCGTAGCAGCAAGCAGGCAAGGAATCATCAGAACGCCGAACCAACCCACATACAGGCGGTTGTCAGTTGATGTAACCCAGTTGCAGAATTGTTCCCAAGTATTCGATTGTTTTTGACGTGAAATTGTAGCAGTCATTGTTTTTAGCAGTTAGTAAGACCATCAGGGAAATGGTGGAGATACTATGCTCCTCGCACCCTTAGCGAGGATATGAGAGACGGATTGGTAACCCTGCCTAGTCTCGGTCAAACGGCAGGAGTGTTACAACTTGTTTCGGAAAGTTACATTCCGTAACGTTGTTGATGTATTTATAATACTACGGTTTCCCGCCCCTGTCAAGCGTTTTTAAATTTAGTCCACTCAGGTGGATAGTTCATCGTACCTGGCATAGCTGGTCTTGGTCCAGGAAGTTCCTTTGTATCAGGAACACCAACCCCAGTAGCACCTTTTTGTTGTTGTGCAGGTTGTATTTGAGCAATCTCAACCCCAGGAATATCTCCTGCTTCACCTGGAGGAACTGCACCAGAACCAGGAAACTCATCACCATACATCTGCTGTACATATTCATCAGATGCCTCAAGCATTTCTTTGATTTTTTGCTTTCTCTCTTCTGCAGACAAATCACCATTACCAGTTCTCATGAATGAAGTTGCCTCTGGACTATCAAGAGAAACAAAAACATTCAAAGGAGTTCTTCTTTGGAAACGTAAATTATTAACCGTAACAGTACCTACAGAAAGAGATGGTGCAATAAACAATATTGTACTGGTGGAAGATTGTGAAACTGAAATTGAATAAGTTCCAGAAGATGCACCACCCGTTTTCAGAGCACCGTTCTGATAAACTGCGATTGCAGTAACTCCGCTTAATGTAACATCAAAAAATAAAGTATCATATTTTGATGTGTCAAATGAAGCAGCAACTCCGTTTTCTGGTCCACCTGAACCATTATTTGTTATTGTAAGAGTTCCTCCAGATACACTATAGTTATATCCATCTAAAGGATTCCAACTTGGATAGTTTAAATCAACGTTTCCCGTAGCAGGAAGAGTGGTAAAAAATACATCAGATGTTGTCATCTGTTCATTTAGTTTTTCTCTCCAATCATACTTCTTCTTTTCCATCACAGAAGCAATATATTTTTCTTCCTCTTTCTTTTTCTCTTCTTGTATTTTCTGCTCAATAAGTTTCCGCTGATGTTTTTGTTTAACATCTTTCATACTAATATGTCGAAGAGCCTTGGAATACGTATTCATTTAGATATTAAACTATCGACTATTGCTTTTAGATATTTATTCTAACATACCTTTTCCTAAATACTTCCAGTGTCTATCAAAAGAAGATGAAAAGACTATTCTTAGCCTTTTCGTTATTCCTCGCAATTCCCGCAAGTGCTGCTGAAATTACCTCAAAAATTACTGATTCGGTCCAATTAAAAGTTGATGGTGCTGCTATCCAATCAACAAGAATTGGTGCTTCATATTCCGTTTCAGGTACAAACGTTCAAGCAACTTCCTTCGGTGGTGTAGGTGGTGCTGGAACCTACGATATCAATACGGCAGGTCAAGCATTCACATTCAGCGAGAGTCTGAATGCTGCTGATACTCCCGTAACCAGTCAAACAGTAACAACGGGTGTTATTGGTTCCCCCAATCTCTATGGCGATAGTGTCACTCAAGTTGGTGGTACTGCTGGATCTCTTGCAGGTACTCTATCCACTACTGGTGTTCCTACCGTTACTGCTGGTGGTGCTGGTACTACTGCTACAGGACAAAGATCTATTGAGTTAAGCGTATTCAAATGAGAAGAATCCTAGCAGGTTTATTCTTGCTAGGGTTTTTTCATAATGATGCCCTAGCAAATACTGTGGTTCCCAACTTCACTAGGGGAACTATCACAGCAGAAACAACATCACACACCGAAATTGTAGAGACAATCAAACAGATTGAATATACAACTGGTGAATCATATACGGTTACAGGGACTAACATAAACATCCCTGGTAATCCATCTCGCGGTGCCAACTACACCATCCAAACTCCTGGCGCACCATTTCAATTCTCTGAAACTTATCTTGGACCTGGAGTGGCTAAGGAAACATGGATAGAAAGAACTACAACAACCGACTCTACAACAAACTCTATGTCGGTCTTTACTCAATAGGAGTCTTATTCTGTGGCACGGCTTACGCTCAATCTGCTCCTTCTAATACTAACATTGCTGGCCCTAGTGCTTCCGCTACTGGTAACGTCACTAATCAAGCAGTCCAAGTATTACAAGGACCTTATGCAGTCAATACATTCGGATCAGGAGTTAGTTGTCAAGGACCGACAATGAGTATGTCTCCTTTTGTGATGGGAAACTTGAATGGAGGAGTAGATCCAACAGTTTACCAATCGCATAGTGCAAATGCTGGATTCTCAATGGGTTTTAACTTTCCTCTTGATGGAAGTCTTACAGAGATATGTAAATCAAGAGCAAGAGTTGAAATCGCAAGACAACAAGCAGAAGCAGATAAAGCCAGATTAGATTTTGAACTTGTCAGACTACTTAAGTGTGGTGAGGCAATCAAGAATGGTATTAGTTTTCATCCACAATCACCATATGCAAAGATATGTTCTGATGTTGTTGTGAAGTATCCTAGAGTTCAGGATGTGGTGAATGGAAATACAACCAATTAAAGTACAGAATACTGATATTAGAATTGGTGGTCCGAGTATTATTCCTGCAATAGAACCACCTGTTGCAAAAAGTGTTGATGTTCCTGTAATCAGAGGATTAGAACTTCCTGTCATCAGGATGCCAGATCCTTCATTTAAGTATCCAACAGTTGATGTTCCAACACAGGAAGAGTTTGATGCTGCTGTGAGAGCAGAAAAAGAAAAGCAGGCACAAGAAGAAGCAGATAAGAACAGGGGGTTACCAGATAGTAAACCCCCACCACCCCCAGTAGTAGCACCAAAAACAGAGCAACCCATAACTCCCGTTATTGAAGTTCCAGCGCAACCTAAAACTACCCCAACTTTTACTGTCAATGGCATCGATATTAATCTACCTGACCCTTCTCTTGTTGCTACGGCTGGTTCTGTCGCAGTAGTCACAACCGCTTCTACAATGGTTGCTACAACAGCATTTAATGCTCTTAAAAATGCTGCTGAACCAATGATAAAAGAAATGACGAAGAAGAAGTTTAAAGTTAAAATTAAACAAGTCAAACCTGTCCTACATTATGTTCTAGCAGAAGGAGGACATATTGATATCTTTGAATACTCTGCTGATGGAACCAGACTTGTAGAGCAGATTGATAATGTAGAGCAGTATATTCGTGACCAAGTAGAAATCAATTCTCTCTATGAGATTGATAACAAAATTATTATTGACGATGTGATAGCAGACAAATTTACAAAAGAAGGGCAAAAGAGATTTA